CTCAGTCTTCAAGAGCTGGTTCTGGACGGCGGCGTTGCGCAGCGCCTGGACCTGTGCCAGGCCCTCGATAAGCGAATTCTGGTTCGCGTGAGGGTAGATCGACGTATCTACGGTGCCGTCAGCCATCGATCATCCCCCTACTGATAAAAGCCATTTTGCAGGGCATTGTACTGCGCGTACGAATTGACGCCGTTGGTGAGTGCATTCGCCGCGCCGAGATACCCGGCCGCCTGGGCATTGCCGCCCTGGATAAGGCTGTTGCCGACATTGGCGGCCGTCTGAGTGCCATAGGCGCCAGTCTGAGCGGCGGCATTCTCGCCGAGCTGCGTGACGCCCATCAGCCGGTTGAAGGCGTTGGCCTGGTTCTGCTGGGCGTTATTGAACTGATTTTGGTAAGTCGAATCCGCAAGCCCGGTGGCGTAAGCGGCAGCGCCCTTCATCGCGGCTCCGGATAGGCCAAGCCCCCTCGCCGCCGCACCGTTCTGGACGGATTTCAACCCCTGAGAAAGATTGAACTGATACCCGGGCGTGTTGCGGAGCGTAGCCTGGTCCATGACGATTGGTGACGTGAGTTCCGTCAGACGATTACTAAGCATTGCCCCCGCCGCCTGCCCCTGCTGATTGTAGGGCAGCAAATCGGCGCGAGTCTGCTTGTACATCTTCATCTGAGCATCGGCAGAAGCTTGGGCGGCGTCAGCCTGTGCGTTCGCCCCCATAATGGAAGCGCCAGCGCCGACGACGGCGCTACCGATGATCGCGGTTGCCACCATTTTGGGTTAGTCCTTGTCCAGGAATTGCCAGAACATCAGTTCCGTAGCTTTGAAGCCGGCGCCCTCGATGAGCGGAGTGGCGTACTTCGCATGACGCGTCTTGATGCCGATCTGCATGAGATGAACGCCGCGCCGGGCGCATTCCTTCTTCCATGCTTCGAACAACAGTTTCCCGCCACTCAGGCCGCGAAGGTCCGGTGTCACGAAAAAGATGTCCGTCGTCGCGGTCAGGCAGCTCTGGTAGTGCATGCCAGGGACGACGAAGGAGACCAAATATCCCGTGAGCCGCCCCTCCTCGCGCAGGGTGACATACATCACCTGTCCTGCCGCCGCGCGGGCCAGGTAGAGCCCGAACTGAGGGTCGAGGGGGATACCGGCCGCCTTATGTTCCGACAATTCATCATAGTGGGTCGGGAGAAGCGGCTTCAACTCCTCGAGAGAGGCTTCGTTGAGGTCTTCGACCTGAGCCGTAAGCATCACGCGCACCTCAAATCGATGATGCACACGATGCGGTCATCTGCGCTGTTATTCACCACGCTGTGTTCAACCGAATTGTCGATCCACCAGACATCGCCTGAGCGAAAATTCACCGTCTCGTCGCCGATATGGAACAATGCGCCCGGCAGGCTCTGGAGAGCGACCTGATAGCGCTCGTAATAGGTGGCCGGCGCCCCGCCATCGACGTGCGGAGTGATCACCCCCCCCGGAGGCAATCTCGTGATGATCACCCTGCCAAGCCGGGAAGCTTCAACCGTCCTCATCAGGTCGAAAATGATCGGCCGCAGTTGGGGTAGACGCTCCCAGGCCGGGAAGGCCATACATTCCTTGTCGTCGGTGACGGTTGTCGGATCGCCGGTCCTCTCGAATTCCGAGAAATCATTAAACCGTACCAGGATATCGCTCACATCGGCGTGCGCGGTTCCCGGGTGCTTGGTCCTGATTGGATGCTGGTTCCAAAGATCAGGCTGGCGCTGCAACGCATTCAGAACCGGCGTGACGTTCAGGCCGGCGGCGAGCTGCTGAAAGTATTTCATGTGGCTCCTAGCCGGGGATGAACGAAACGACTGGCGGCACTGAGTAGGTCAGCGTCACAACGTCCCCGTTCATCACCGGAATTGTTGAAGGCGAGACATCGATCGTGGTGCTGGCTCGTTTGAGAGTCGCCCCGCTAACCGTGCCAGTAACTGTCACAAAGCCTCGTCCCGACGCGGTGTAGGAAAACGGCGATCCGGTCGTGGCGATTGAGACGATAGGCTGCGCGGACCCAACCAGGTTGTTGAAGAACCGCATCCACACAGGGGTTACCAAAATACCGCCCTGCCCTATGGGCTCTGCTGAGGACGGAACAATAGGGCTGCCGTATTGGGCCTTGCTGGTGGTCACGAGGCGGCCTTCCTGATCTCAATCCATGCGCCATTCAAGGCGGTGCGAACTGGCGCTGACCAGGAGATTTCGAACACCCGATCACGGGCCATGCCGAGTTTGCGCCATTGCGGGGAAACGTAGTACTGGCCCGTGGCACCCATGGATCTCAGGACGGGGTTCCCATATGTCGCCCCTCGCGTGTCGCTCCAGCGCAGTGAGATCAAAGGTGGGTCCGATGGCACGGTGCCGACCGATTGCCCAACCTCCATGTCTGCGACGAAACGAATGTATTCGACGCGGTTGCTGTCCTCCCCAACGAGATGCGGAAGCGTCCTGATCCTGGGGATCGCGGTCTGTCCGTCGAAATAATAATCCTGATCGAAGACGTAGAGCGCGCCATTCTGAAAATCGCCCACATGGCCCTCGCTGTAGGCGAACGCGAATGCGTTGCCCCGGTGCCGATTGAGGACGCCGTTGCCGTCGAGCGACCCCCGCTCATGCCACTGCTTCGTGGACATTTCGTAGGCCCAAGTCTTGTTAGCGGTCGGGAACGTCAGAATGTAAAAAGCGTGGCCGTCGATCTGGTGGCAGTAGCCGATGGCGTCATCGATCTTGGAGTAGGACTGGAAATCTTGTTCGATGGCATGGGTGGAAACGCGCTCCACTGCGTATCCAGAGCTCATGGCGACGATTGCATTACCCTGCCTGTCCTGGGTCAGCCAGAACAGAGAAACGTCCTGTTGGGATAGCGAATACGGGGCCACGCAGCCGTGGTTGATGAAGGCACCTTGGATGCGCCCGAACGTGAAGTCCGCCGCGCCTGTGTTGGTCCAGATTTCAGTTGTCAGTTCGCCTATCAGCCAGAGTTCGCCATGAATTGCAGCAAGACACTGGATATTATCCGCCGCGCCCGTCTTGCCAGCGATATCGAGTGGATCGAAGGCGTAGCCGTGAACAAAATCGACGTTGTAGACAAAGCCGCCGCACACAAGCGACACGCTCCACGTGAAACCCGCTCCCGTGCCGCCGATCGATGCGGCCGTGGCCGATAGAGAGTCATTTTTTGTGTACCCGGAACCAGCAGTCGTGATCGTGACCGTTGTCACCGCGCCGCCCGAGACGACTATGGTTGCCTTCGCCCCCGAGCCGGTGCCACCGGTCAGCGTGACGTTGGTATAGGTTCCGTTCGTGTAGGCACTTCCAGCGGCGCCGATTGCGCCACCCTGGATTGATCCCGGCGTGCCCGGCGTCGTGGACGTGATGGTGAGCGTGTCGCCGTTGGCGTAGCCGCTTCCGGCTGCATTGATTGTGGCTGCCGTAATCACCCCGCCCGAAACCGTTAGGTCTGCGGTAGCGCCTGAACCTGTGCCGCCGGCAAGTGGTACGTTTGTATACGTGCCATTGGTGTAGCCGGCGCCTCCAGTCACCATTGAGCCCTGATAGATTGAGCCCACGGTCCCCGTCAGCATTTGGAAGGTCACCAGGGACAGCGAGATATAGAATTGCGCCGTGTTCGGTCGATTGAGGATGAAATAGGTATCGAGATAATCGACGCTCGTTCCGCCGTAGAAGGATGGGTCCGTGATCTGGCCAAAAGCCTTCGTCGCCATATCGATGGCGTAGCCAGCCGATGTCCCGTCCACGAGCACGACGCAGAGGCCATTATCCGCGCAACACACCGTGTTGACACCAAAGGTGATGCTGCCCAGAAGCGTCCACGTATAGTCGGGGGAGACGAAGTAGACCGACGAGTTGATGACCGCGTATAGATCGCCATTCGAAGCGCGATACAGCGCCCGATAGCGACCGACGATCGGAGCCTGAGACACCGGGCGAAGGCCGGGTGTAGGGTAATGCGTCACCGGGACTGGCGGCGACCCTTCGGCGGGGTTGATCTCCGAATACAGATTGACCGAGCGCTGAGCGCCCGCAATCAGGTTTCGGGATTGATACGCACCACCGAGGAGAAGGATGCGCATCAGTTCGACGTGTCGCTGAAGATGTTGTAGATGTTGCCGCGCACCAAATCGCTGGGCATCTGAAGCAGCGGGATCTGGGCATTCGTATTCTTGATCGTGTTCAGCGCAACCTTGGCCAAGCCGATCAGCCCGGCGTCCGGTTGCAACTGGTAGGCGACACGAAGCCGAACCGCGAGATTGAGACGGATGGCCTCCTCATATTCGGGCGGAAGGGCGAATTCCGTGTTGAGCGCCGGGAAACTCTGGAGCGCGGGCTTTACCGAAAGATGCATCTCATAGGTGCTGTTGGGCAACGGCCAGATGAAGATGTTGCCGAGCGGGAAATCCGAATCGTAAAAGACGTAGGCCGGGACGGAGGGCATCGTCTTCAGCACGATCTGGTTGTAGTCCTCCCGCGACTGTAGGATGGCCAGCGGGTAATCGACATTGTTCCCGGGCAGGCCGGCAAGCTGGCGAAAATATCCGGACTCGATCCTGTCGGGACGGTTGGCGGAGATGTCGCCGCCTGGGCCGATGGAATAGGAGAGCGCTCCCGTCCCGGTAAACACGATGTCCACCAGGTGATAGACAAGCCATCGCCGACGCGACCATTGCGCAATCATGGCATTGAGACGTGACAGCGCCTTGTTGGTGTCCTCTGCCAAGGGCGTCTGGCCAACGCCGATGATGCCGGCATCGTCCATGGCGGCCGTGATCAGGTCGCGCGCGGTCGTCATGGGTTCTTTTTCGGACGGCCTGGGCCGCGCTTGACGGTTTCGCCGAGTTCGGAGGGGCCGGCTTCATCCCCTAATTCGGGCACAACTTCCCATTGTGCCACCAGCGCGGCGCGTTCCTCGTCGTCCTCGACAATGAACATCTGCCCCTCCGGGGAGTAGACCGCCATGGGATACATCTGGAATGTCATTTGGCATCCGGGATTTCGATAGAGAAAACGGGCGGCGTCTTCCGTGCCTCAATGATCGGCACGGGATTGATTGGATAGCGCACGTCGGACTGAGGAGGTCCCCAATTGGGGCCTAGCTCTGCTTCCTCTTGCGCGCTCATCACCAGCCGTTGTTGGCCGGTGAGTTTGTGATAGCGGAGAAGCGGGTAGCGCATGAGAAATGGGGCGGCCGGAACCGCCCCACTCCAAGGTCATCAGATCTTGTCGGCGACAATCGCCAGCCACTCGGGGCGGACGTAGAGATAGCCGTAGATCACATCGAGGCGGGTAGCGAGCTGATCGGTGCCGATGACGTAATCGGTGATCATGCGCATCGAAATGCCGTCGTAGTTGCGGCGCGCGGCCTCATGGACGCCCTTCGGCAGCACGAGGTCAGCGGTGGCCAGCGTGACCGCTTCGGGAGCGTAGGCAAGGTTCTTGCGGTACGTTTCCGAGGCCTTGCTGGCCAGACGCACCGCGGCGGCGTTGGCCGGCGACGCGGTGACGGTCTGATACTGCACTGCCTGGCCGGCGTTCGGGGGAACGATGGCCGGGTAGATCGGGATCGAGGTCGCGCCCGATGCCACATTCGCCGTCACGACGAACTGGCGCAGCTTGCCGGTCGTCTTCTTGAAGACGAAGTTGACGCCATACACACCATCGATCGTGATGATGTCGCCCTTGTTCAGGGTGCCGTTGATGGCGCCGACCGTGATGGTCGAGCCCGTCTGGCCTGCGCTGCTCATCGTAGCGGCGGAGTCATAGGAACCGGTCGTGTGCTTGATGACCGTCTGGTCCATGAAGAAATCGAACCCGAGGGCATTCTTCATCTGGCCCGACCGATACTGCTCCGAAATCGCCTGCGAGGGGTTGAACAGGCCGGAGAGGGTCGCCACGACATTGGCTTCCGTCCACGGATCTTCCACCAGCTTGCGGCCGGGCTGCATCGGCGCCGAGTTGTCGTTCAGCGACGCCTGGGCCTGGAGGATCGTGGCGGCGTTCGGCGAGATGACGTTGTTGGAGCCGTCAACGTTCGAAACGTAGTTGCACACGCCGCCTTCGGCACCGCTCATGATGTCAGCCGCGATGTCGCCAGCGAGGTTGTTCATCATGGGCATGAGGACGCGTTGGGAGTAATCGTCAATCTTCAGGGCGCGCTCGGCGGTCGAGAAGGCAACGTCCACACCAGATTGCGTCTGGAGCTTCAGCGAAGTGAACTTTTCAGAGGTGTCCTGCGAGGACAGCGCCGCGCCATGGCGGACGGTGAAGTCGTTCGGCAGGCGGATGCGCAGCGAGTCACCAATCTTGGCACCATCGACGGCGAAGTTGTCGTCGTACTGGGTGTTCAAGTTTTTGATGAACATGTTGCTGTTCTTGAACAGCGACACGGCGGCGCGGGTGATCATGTCGATCGTGAGGATCGTATTGGCCATCGAAATGGTCCTTTCGGGCAAAACAAAGGGGGAGGCAGCCTTTCAAACTGCCGGCTCTGCGGTGCCCGTGACCGCGATTTTCGGGACATGAACCCGGCTTAACGCCCCGGTTGGCGAGGAACCCGGATTATAGCTTCCGGTCGCTTTAGTTCAGTTGCTCGTTAGACCTTCTTGGCCAGATCGCGGAGGTATTTGTCCGCCCACTGGTCCATCGGGATATCGTCTTCCAAGCGCACGGATGGCTTGGCGACGCCGCCTACAGGGGCGACGGGTGCCGGTGCCTTCGAAATCGGCTTGGGAGCGGGTTTGGTGACGTTCGCGCTCATCTTGGCAATCTCCAGTGCCATCTTGACGGACGGCAGTCTCAGCAGGCGCTCGGCTTCTTCGGGATTGCGGCTCAGCTCGTAATAGACCTGATGGCCGTTATCCAATTCGGTGATCGCCTGTAAAAACTCCGGCCGCCTCTGGATTTCGTCGCCTAGCGCTTGCGAAAGCGTGGCGGCTGCGTTCTCAAAATCGGTTCCGAAAGCTGCAACACCCTTGTCGAACGTGGCATTGCAGGCTGCATTGAAGCGTTCCGTTTCGAGCCGCCCGGCTTCCTCTAGGCGGATGCGATCGCGCTCCTGGGCGCGGATTGCTTCCACATCGACGGTGGCGGGATCTTCGGTGGTCGTTGTCGCCGCGCCACTACGGAGACGCTTCAGCTCGGCTTCAGCCTCAGCAAGACGCTTTTCCGCCTCGCGGCGCTTGTTGGTCTCTTCGTTGATCCGGCGAAGCTCCCACGGGGTTTTCTTCTTCTCCGGCTTCGGCTGTTCCTCAACCTGCTCCGGCTGTTCCGCCGCTTCCGCTTGCGTCTCGCCCTCAGGCTGCTCTGCTACTTCGGTTTCCTGCTCCGGTTCAGGGGCTTCATTGCCCGGATCAAGCACAGTTTCGCCTTCCGGCTCCCCCTGCGTGGGGTCCAGTTCGTTGGGGTCCATGGTTCACCATGTTGGATAGCCCGGTGTTACGCGCCGGTACGTGCCACGGATTGCCCGCCGTGTCGGGGTTGGTATTTTACTTGCCCTTCTTCGCCCTGAGCTTGGCAAGGGCAGCGCCGGCTACTCGCTCACCGGCAGCCTTGGAGCCGTATTCCTTCGCGGCCGATTTCTCGATCTTGGCGAAGTTCTTGCCCTTTTTGCCGATGTCATCACCAGCAGCGGCCTTCTTCGCCGAATAGGATTTGAGTGCCATCTTAGCAGCCTTTCTTCCCGCCCTTGCCGCCCTTCATGGGCTTCTTGTCGTCTTTCTTGGCAGGCTTGCCGGCATATTTGATCTTGCTCATGCGCTTTGTCCTTTCTCGGAAAGCTGATGGCTCGTCATTCTTTGGCGAACATGAATTCGAACAGCGTTCGAACGGCCAGCAGATCGAGGCGATCCACCTTTTTGCGCCACCAGAACAGAACGACTTAGTTTGCTTGGCCCGCCATCGGGGCCACCGGAGTTCGCGTGCCTGTACGTCTCGACTATTGCCAGTTCCTCAGCGAGAGATTGCTTGGAGTGCCGGGTTTGGCTCTCTCGTGGAATTCCAGGATAGCCTCGTGGATGGTCATCTTCTGGTCCTCGGGGAAGCCCGGTTGACCCAAGAGCCCCGCGAGGCTTTCGAGCGCGAATGAGAGATGATCCTTCCAATGGCGCTTGATGAACTGCTTCTGCGTGCCGGCAGCGGCGCGAAAGCGATCCGAGCGTGACATCTCGAAGAAACAGCCGGCGATTTCCTCCGCCGTCTTGCGAATGAGGACCGGCACGTCGCCCGATCGAATGTTGACGTTCATTGCTGCATACCTGGCTGATTGGGGAGTTGCTGGCCCACGGGAGCCTGCTGGGAAGCCTGCGGCTGTTCGTCCGACATCTGCTGGCCCTGACTACCGGCGCCCTCTGGCGAGCCTCCTATCAGCATTTCAATCAACGTCTGCCTGATCAGCGGCTGTATCTGCTCGGGCGAAATCGCCGGGCCGGAATTGCCGATTGCCGTAATGCGCTTCGATTCCGCGTCGTAGGCGCGAATGTCAATATCGCGGTCCTTCTCGCTCAGCTGCTTTTGCAGGGAGACAATGGCGTCCTGTGCCTGCTGCAACTGTCCCTGAAGCTGCTGAACTTCCGGTGGCGGGGCTGTTCCCTTGACCGTAGCCGGGATCGTATTCGCGTAGCGTTCGGCCAACTCGTCGGCCATCGGGAAATCGGCCGCCTTCCAATAGAGGTCGCCAGCCTTCTCGAGGAAGGCTTTATCCTGGGCCGCGATCTGCGTCATCGCGTTGAAGGCTTCCTGCCGGCGCGTGGCATACCCAGGCCCCGTGTCGCTCTCGATTTCATATCGCCCGACATTCGGGTTGAAGATGTCAAGCTCAATCTGCTGTTCTTGGGCCGCTGCCTGATGCGCCTGCTGCGCGTCCGGCTGGATTTGCACCTGGCTTTCCGTCCCGTCCTTTGCCAGGATGCGGATCACGCGCGGCGTGTCGTAAATCTTCGGGATCAGGTCGATGAGGATCTTGCCGGTGTACTTGATGCCGATCGCCAAGTTGTCGATGAAGTGATAGGTCGCGTTGTCGCCCTGACGTTGGCGCTCGTTGATCGCCTTGCCCGAGGTTGCGTTTTCATTGGCCCCGAACTGGCTCTGATACTGGCCTGAGGCCATCATCAACTGCTGTTCGCAGATGCGCATGCCTTCGATGTAGGCCGGCGCCATGATGGGGGGCTGCGTGCGCTCCGGCTTAGGAATTACCCTCTGCCCGTCCTCAGACATCGAATTGTACGGCAGGTAAGCCGCGTCATCGAGATTGGACTTGGCCCAATAGGTCTCCAGCCCTTCCGTGGCCTCAACGGCGGCAACATAAGGCGTCTGGGTCTGGAGCGCGACCTGTGCCGTAGCCTCCGAAGTCCAGTAATTGTACATGCGCTGCGCGTCTTTCATCGAGCGCGTATGGCCCTTGCGGTCCATCTTGCCTTCGATGATGGTC